ATGCTTGATGCGCTTGTCGCGCCGGCGATGGCCGGTGACGCACATCTGTCGACCGAAATCATTGGCCTTGCACGCAAGCCGCGCGATCGTTCGGCAGAGCGCATCCGCCACCGGCCAGGCACCCGCGAAGCGCGGCGGCTGGTGGGCAGCCGCAAGGATCGCATGGCGTTTCTGGAACTGCTGGCCCGCCATGGCGATCCGGCGGTGGCCGCCGATCAGCTGGGCCTGCCGCTTTTCGTGCTGTTCCGCCACCGTGATGCCGATCCGGCCTTTGCGGCGGAATGGCTGGCGGCCGTCCAATATGCCTGGGAACGGGTGGAAAGCCGGGTGCTGGCGGCGCTGCTGGGCCAGTTCGCCGACAAGGATGGCAAGATCGATACACGGCTGGCGCTGGCCATTGTGGGCCGTCGTGACAAGCCGGTGACGCACAAGGGCGCGGCCAAGCCCTATGATGGCGCCGGAGCCGCGCGGCTGCGGGCGGAATTGCGGGCGCTGGCCGGCCTGAACGACGCCGAAAAATGAGCCTTGCCGGCCCGGCCGGCTGAGCATTTTCCCGACGGAAGACCGGTTGCTGCCGGCGCAGCCGGAGTGTGCCTGATGGCGGATGCGGGCGATGGCCTTCCTCTGATTGAGCTGTTTCGGGCCTTGCCGATGGATGTTCGCCGCCGGGTGTGGCGGCGGCACGGCGAAGCAGCCATGCTGGGCTGGTTGATGGGGCCTGGCAGTCTGCGCCCGGCGCAGCGCCCGCCAACCGGTGATTGGGGCATCTGGGTGATCCTGGCCGGGCGTGGTTTCGGCAAGACCCATGCCGGTGCCGAATGGGTTCATGCCCGCGCCGCCGGCACACGGCCGCGCCGGATTGCGCTGGTGGCACCCACGCTGGATGTGGCGCGGGCGGTGATGGTGGAGGGTGATTCCGGCCTGTTGGCGCGGCTGCCGCCGGGGCAGCAGCTGACCTGGCAGCCCAGCGCCAAGCGGCTGTTGTGGGGCAATGGCAGCGAAGCTCGGCTCTATTCGGGCGCGGAGCCCAATGCACTGCGGGGTGGCCAGTTTGATTATGCCTGGGGCGATGAATTTGCCCATTGGCCGGGCGGTGAGGACACGGTGATGAACCTGCGCATGGCGACCCGGCTGGGCGCTGCGCCGCAGATTTTGCTCACCACGACGCCGCTGCCGCTGGCCTGGTTGAAGGCCCTTATTGCGGAGCCCGGCGTGGTGGTGACGCATGGTCATACGAAGGACAATGAAGCCAATCTGCCGCGAGCCTATCTGGCACGCATGGAGAAGCGCTTTGGCGGTACGGCGACGGGCCGGCAGGAACTGGCAGGCGAAATCGTGGACGATCTGGCCGGCGCCCTGTGGACCCGCGCGTTGATCGAGCGGCAGCGGGCACCCGTGCCGCAAGGCCTGGTGCGGGTGGTGGTGGGCGTTGATCCGCCGGCCGCCGGCGGCACCTGCGGGATCGTGGTCGCGGCGCTCGGCAGCGATGGTCATGCCTGGGTGCTGGATGATGCCAGCGTGACCGGGCAGCGCCCCGAACAATGGGCGCGGGCCGTGGTGAAAGCCGCCGATCGCTGGCAGGCGGACCGGGTGATTGCCGAGGTGAACCAGGGCGGTGACATGGTGGTGGCGACGCTGAAATCGGTCGATGCGGCGTTGCCGGTGCTCACCGTGCGGGCCAGCCGGGGCAAGGTCGCAAGGGCCGAGCCGGTGGCGGCGCTCTATGGCGAGGGTCGGGTGTTTCATGCCGGGGTGTTCCCGGCGCTGGAAGATGAACTCTGCGGGTTGCTCAACGATGGTCGCTTTGCCGGCCCGGGGGCCTCCCCTGATCGGGCTGATGCCTGTGTGTGGGCGTTGACTTCGCTGTTGCTGGCGGATCGGGCCGGGTTGCCCGCAATTCGCAATCTTTGAACCGGAAAGGTTAGTGCCCATGCGATTGCCGTTCTTGCGGACGAAGTCTGCTGCGCCTGTGGCGGGACCACGCATTCCGAGTTGGGCCACCCCGTTGATGGACGAGGGTGGCAGCTATGCCGGCCAGGTGCAGGCGGCGTTCCTGGCCAATCCGGTGGCGGCGCGGGCCATCCGCATGGTGACCGAAAGTGCCGGCGGTGCGCCGGTGGTGAGCGCGCCGGGCGATCATCCGGCGTTGGCGTTGCTCCACAGCTGCGGCATTGGCGCGTCTGGGCCGGGACTGCTGGAAACGCTGGCGGGGCATATGCTGCTGCATGGCAATGCCTATATCGACGTGGCGGTGGGCGCTGATGGCCTGCCGGCGGCGCTGTTTGCGCTGCGCCCGGAACGGGTGAGCATCGAGGTGGACGGTGAGGGCTGGCCGGCGGCGCATGTCTATCGAGCCGGCACGACATCGCGGCGTTATCCGGTGGGCGCGAATGGCGGCCTCCTGCACATCCGCAGCTTCCACCCGACCGATGATCATCACGGCGCCGGCTGCCTGGGCGCGGCGGCCAGTGCGGTGGCGGTGCACAATGCGGCGACGCGCTGGAACAAGGCGCTGCTCGACAATGCGGCCCGGCCCAGTGGCGCGCTGGTGTACCAGCCTGGTGACGGATCGACACTGAGCCCGGACCAGTTCCAGCGGCTGAAGAGCGAGATGGAAGCGGCTTTTGCCGGGGCCGCCAATGCCGGGCGGCCAATGCTGCTGGAAGGCGGCCTCAGCTGGCAGGCGCTCAGCCTGTCGCCGGCGGAGATGGATTTTGCCGGCATGCGCGAAGCCGCCGCGCGGGACATCGCGCTGGCGCTCGGCGTGCCGCCGCTGCTGCTCGGCATGAAGGGCGACAATACCTACGCCAATTATCGTGAGGCCAATGTCGCGCTGTGGCGGCTGACCTTGCTGCCACTGCTGACCCGGCTGCTCACCGCGTTGGCGGCGCATCTTTCCTGGTGGTGGCCGGGCCTGGTGCTGAAGGTGGACCGGGATGGGGTGCCGGCACTGGCCGAGGATCGGGAACGGTTGTGGGCGCAGGTGAGCGCGGCCGATTTCCTCGATCCCACGGAAAAGCGGCGAATTCTGGGTCTGGAGGATGGCCAATGACGGGGATATTGGAAGGCCTGGTGGCGCAGGCGGAAAGCCAGGGCGCGGCCCGGGTGACGCTGCAGGCCATCGTGGAGGAAGCCGCCGAAGCCGGCGCCGCGCGCGCGCTGAAGCGGCTGGGCCTGATGGATGAAAAGGCCGGCGACGACATCCAGGAACTGCGCGAGCTGGTGCAGGGCTGGCGCGACGTGAAGAAATCGGCGCTGCGCAGCTTCGTCGGCTGGCTGATGCGATCGGTGGTGGCGCTGCTGCTGCTGGGCCTGAGCTTCAAGCTGGGGCTGCTGCAGGGCGAAAAACCATGAGCGCGGCGCCCCAGCCTTCAACCTTGCGCATCGCTGGTTATGCCAGCGTGTTCGCCGTGCCCGACAAGGGCGGCGACGTGGTGATGCCGGGCGCCTTTGTGGGTGCTTCCGCGCCGATCCCCTTGCTGTGGCAGCACAAGCCGCATGAACCAATCGGGTTCGTGGACAGTTTGAAGGAAGATGCCCGCGGCCTGCGCATCACCGCGCGGATCGTGCCGCAGGGGCGCGGCGCGGAAGCGGCAGCGCTGGTGCAGGCCGGCGCCATCACGGGCTTGAGTTTTGGATACCGGGTCAAGGCGGCCAGCCCGACCCGGGGCGGCCGCCGCCTTGAGCGGATCGAACTTGTTGAAGTGTCACTGGTGACCTTCCCGATGCAACGGGAGGCACAGGTGCTGGGCTGGCAAGAGGAGAATGAGGATGCTTGAACTGAAGACTGATCCGCTGGCCGCCGTATTCGATGCGGCCGAAGCACAAGCGCCAGTGGTGGAAACACCGCTGACGCGCCCGGCATTGGAGGCCAAGGCGGTCACCATCACGCCGCCGGCCAAGGGCGGCCTGGGCGTGCCGCTGGAAATCGATGCCGTCATCAACCGCGTGCTGCTGGCCGCGTCGCCGATCCGCAGCATTGCCCAGGTGGTGGATATCGGCTCGTCCGCCTATCGCCGCTTGATCACCACCAGTGGCGTGGTGTCGGGCTGGGTATCGGAAACGCAGGCGCGCCCGGAAACGGAAACGCCGAATTTCTCCGAAATCGCCCCGCCGATGGGTGAGCTTTATGCCAATCCGGCCGCCAGTCAGGCGATGCTGGATGATGCCGGCTTCAACGTCGAAGCCTGGCTGGGCGAGGAGATCGGCCGCGAGTTTGCCCGCGCCGAGGGCGTTGCCTTTGTCACCGGTGATGGCGTGAACAAGCCGCGCGGGTTCTTGACCGCGCCCACTGCCGCCACGGCGGATCTGACGCGGCCGTTCGGCACGCTGCAGTTCATCACCTCGGGCGCGGCCGGCAATTTTGCCGGAACCAATCCGCAGGATCGCCTGATCGACATGGTGCACGCGCTGGCCAGTCCCTATCGCCAGGGTGCGGTGTGGGTGATGAACAGCGCCACGCTGGCGCGCATCCGCAAGTTCAAGACCACCGATGGCGCCTTCATCTGGCAGCCGGGCCTGGGGCCGGAGCAGCCGCAGACGCTGCTGGGTTATCGCGTGGTCGAAGTGGATGCGATGCCCGATGTGGCGGCCGACAGCCTGTCGATCGCCTTCGGCAATTTCCAGGCCGGTTACCTGATCAGCCAGCGTGCCGAGACCACGGTGCTGAAGGATCCGTACAGCAACAAGCCCTATGTCCACTTCTATGCCACCCGCCGCGTGGGCGGCACCGTGCTGGACAGCCGCGCGATCAAGCTGATGCGCTTCTCCGTCTGAGACGGATGAAGGGGCGCTGCCGTTTCCCCCCTGCGGCAGCGCCCACCCTTTTCCCTTGCAGCGTTCACACACTCCGGCGGGTTGCCGCCGGGGAGGAGACCCCTCATGCCCGACAATATCATCGCTCCTGCCGGCGGCATCGCCTTTGCCACCGACGAGGTGGGCGGGGTGCATTTCCCCTATGCCAAGCTGGCCTTTGGCGCCGACAACAGTGCGATTGCCGTAGCCGATTCCGAAGGTTCGCGTCTGCCGGTGACGGTGCAGACGCTCGCCACCTCCACCCGCGCCTATCTTTATGCCAGCGGGCAACGCCTGACGACGGCCGGCAGTGGCCAGGTGCGATCGGCGGCAGTGGTTGCCAGCGAGGTGCTGCTGCATGCCAGCGTGCGCGGATTCTTCCGGGTGGGCGACAGCGCGGTGAGCGCCAGCATCGGCCCCGGATCGATCCCGCTGGCCGCCGACGAGAAATTCCACCTGCGGCTGACCAGCGGGCAGTTTGTCAGCTTCATCCGCGACGGCGCCAGCGATGGCAGCCTGACCATCATGCCGGTGGCCTGATGATCGGGTTGATCGGCCATGTCGGCCGGGTCGGGGCCATCGGCGGGGCGCGTTATGTGCAAGCGCCGCCGCAGGGCCAGCCTGATTTTACGCTGTCGGGCACCAGCGTTGCGACTGCCTGGACCATTGTGACGGTCGGCACGCTCACGCCCATCAACGCTCCGCCTGGGGCTTATTTCACGCTGGTTGAAACCACCGCCATCAGCGGTGACGAAGCCGGCCTAGCAGTGGTGAACGGCTGATGGCTATCCGTGTCGCGAATGTCGGGCAATCCGATCTGCGGCTTTCGTCGCAAGTGACGAAACGCAACTTCCTCACCGCCCTTTCCACCGGGCCATTCAGCGGCGACGTGGTGGGCCATTGGCGCGCATTTTTTGTGCGGCTGCCGGCGGGCTATGGTGCGCTCAACCAGCGCTTTGCCATGCTGGGCTGGGATTTTGGCGACACCGGCACGTTCGGCACGACGCAGGATTGGGTGACGCGCATTCCCGGCGGTGCCTCAGCCACGGCGCCGCTTCGGTTGCAGGTGCAGGATAACAGCACTGCCGCTGCCTGGCCTGGCAGTGAAGGCGTGATCAACAGCATCGCGCAATTTGTGGTCGATACCGTTTATCTGGTGGTCACCGGCGTCTGCAACACCGGCACCAATGCCAGCCCGGTGTGGCGAAATTTCGCCGCCATCTGCCCGGTGGGTGGCAGCGCGTCCAGCCAGGTTGGCGCGACGGCCAGCGGAGCCGGCTTCCTGACCGGCACCACCCAGCGCATCTTCAACCAAGTGTTCGTGCGGCAGAGCTCGATCCGCACGCCGCAGGATGTGGCGCTGGAAGAAGTGGCGTATGTGACGGGGGACTTCCCCTGGGACACGGTGAACAATCGCCCGCACCACGATGTTCTGCAGGCGCTGGCGGCCAGCGGCGGCAATCCGTTCCTTACCTATGAAGCCCTGCTGGCCGCCCAGAATGCCGGCACGCTGCCTTATCCCAACCTGCGCACCGAAAATGGCGGGCAGGGCAAGGGCCGTGCCGAATATCGTTTCACCCTGCGCAGCCTTGCCGCCGGCCTGACCAACAGCGGCGCGACGGCCGGCAACCTGACCGAGCAGGGCACGCCCGGCGGACTGGCGGATATCGCCAGCATTGTGCCTGCGCACTGGCTGGGCGGCGTGCCGGCGATCATCGAGACCGGCGACAAGTTCATCCCCGGCCGCGGTGCCGTGGCCTGGACCTCGCGCGGCACCTATCAGCCGGGCACCACCGCAATCGAGCGTCGCTGGGAAAGCGTGGCCACTGGCAACGCACTGCCCGGCCTGGACTGGGCACCGGTGGACGTGATGAGCGGCGGCAACTGGACCGATACCGATATCATCCCGGTGGGTGGCCCCTATCGCCTGCGGGTCCGTGATGTGGCGGTTCCGGCGCTGGCGACGGCTTCGGAAGATTGGCTTTCGGGCACCCGCGTGCTGATGCACGGGCAATCGGCGATGGCGCTTTCGGTGCGCACCGGCTTTGGCGGGACAGCGTTGGGGCCGAACCTGGTGAGCGCCCAAGTGGCCACCGGCGCGCAGGGCGTGGTGATGCGCCTCAACAACATGTATGCCAACGGCGGCGCGGGTGGTTCCTATGCCGCGCCCAGCCCGGTGTATGGCCGGCTGCGCAGCGGCGAAAGCCCCGCGATTGGCCATGGGGCGATCCTGTTCCTCAACGAATGGAACAGCCACAACCCCGGCCACCCACTGATGATCTGCAACATGGCGATCAACACCCACGGCATGAGCCAGTGGACGGCCAACGAGGTGATTCCCGATGGCGATCCCACCTGGCGGTTCATGGGGCCGGCTTCGCCCACCGCGCCCGGCGCGGCCAACGGCAACGACAGCGGCGTCGTGAGCTTTTTTGCCTTCTGCCTCGGCGGCTCTGGCGGCGGCTTTGTTGATGCCCACATGCTGATGTGGTCGCCCGGCATGGGGCTGGATGCGACTGAGCGCGCCGCCTATCGCGCGGCCATCGATGCGCGGTTCAGCCAGAACGCGAATGCGCCGTGGCTGATCATCCCGCCGTGGCGTTTCCACCGCAGCAGTCCCGACATCAATGCCGGGCCAGGTGTGCGCAGCCGCCATGTCGATTTCGTCAACGAACTGGGTGTGCGGGGCTGGCTGGCGCCATCCTGGCAGGATGTGGTGAACGATGGCACCGGCAGCGGCCACCCGGCTTACAACACGGCGCCGGGCGTGCCGGATAGCGGGCCGAATGGGGTGAGCGACGGCAATCATGTGGGGCAAGCGCGGCTTGGCCGCAGCATGGGTTGGGCGTTGGCATGGGGCTATGATCGGCGCATCAAGGCGCATGGCCCGCGCCTGGCGGCAGCCTATTTTGCCGACGGCACGCGCCAGGCCATCGTCATCGAACTGGCGCGGACCTGCCGCACCCTGAACGGTGCGGCGCTTTATGCCGGCCAGTTCTGGGTGAGCACGGACAACGGCGCATCGTTCGTGAACACCGGCTTCACGGCAGCGCTTTCCACCGATGGCTTGCGCGTCACCCTCACCAGCACGGGCGCAGCCTTTCCGGCCACCAACGTGCGGGCCGAAATCCACTGGTTCAACCCGTTCGGCCCCGATGAGATGGCTGACGAAGCCAATGGCGAAGTGACGGTGCGCGGCCTGTTGTACGACGGCCTGAGCTACCGTGGCGCCATCAACCTGTCTGCTGGCAGCCGGCCGGGCAACCCGCTGCAGGGCACCAGCCGGGCGGGCGCGGGCAGTGCCGGGGTGCCGGTGACGACGCGTGGCGCGGCGAAGCTGGTGTCGACGGCGCGTTTTGCCGGCTCCCGCAGCGTGACGGTGCGCTTGATGGCCGCTGACGGTGCGACCGTGCTGCGCGAGAAGACCCTGGCCATCACCGCCAGCTGAGGGAGGGCCGGCATGATCCTTACCCATTTCCTGGCGCTGCTCGCGTCACCGCCGCTGCTGGTCAATCCGGCGGCTGCGGTGCTGCCGCTGACCAGTTCGCAGCCATTGGTGAGCGGCGGCCGGCTGGAACTGGCGCTGGTACCGGCCCTGAAAGTGCGGGCGGCCCCGGCGGTTCTGCCGGTGCGTGAACACTGATCCAACTCAATCATCAAAGGAGCAAGGCCGATGGCGAAATTCGCCAGCAACGACGTGCTGGATGCAGCGCTCGCCGTGGTGGCCGGGGCCAATCGCATGCTGCTGCTTGCCGGTCAGCCGGCCAGCTTTGCCGCGGCGCAAGCCGGCGCACTGGCCGAAGCCGCGATGACGCCAGCGGATTTCACCCTGACGGGCGGCAACGGCGGCGCGCGGCAACTGACCGTGGCGGCGCGCGCCGGGCTGGTGGCGCTGGCCGCCGGCACCGCCGATCATGTCGCGCTCGTCGATGGGGGCGGCCAGCGGCTGCTCTATGTCACCACCTGCCCGGCCCAGCCGCTGGCTGCCGGCAACAGTGTGGCTGTGGCCAGCTGGCAGGTGTCGATCGGCGCGCCGCTTTGAGGCCGCGCACCCCCTCAGCCAATTCGAGGTGATGATGAGCATTTTCCTGAAGGATCCCGGCGGCGTGATCGAACATGCTGTCGATTGGGACGCCGGCTATCTCGCCGGCCGCACGATCAGCCAGTCGGTCTGGCAGGTGGAGCCTGCGGGCCTGACGCTTTCGGGCGCGCGGCTGGTGGGCGGGCGCGCGGCGGTCACGCTTTCGGGCGGAGCGGCGGGCAGCGTCTATCGCGTGACGGGCCGGGTGACACTTTCCGATGGCAGCAGCGATGAACGCACCCTGGTGGTGCGGGTGGAGGAGCGGTGATGGCACTTGTGACATCAGAAGCCGGCCCGCTGGTGGTGGGCCTGGCCGAGTGCAAGGCCGCGCTGCGGCTGGAGCGCGATGACGAGGATGCCGTGCTGGCGGGGCATATCCGCACCGCCATGGCGCTGTGCGAGGCCTTCATCGGCCAGTGGCTGATCGAGCGTGAGGGTGAGCAGCGGCTTGCCTGTGATCTGGCCTGGCAGAAGCTGCAGGCGGCGCCCGTGCAGGCCATCACCGGCGTGTTCCAGGCCGGTGAGGCCGTGGCGACGGCATGGGAAAGCGACATCGGCGCGGATGGCACCGGCTGGGTGCGGCTGATTGGAATGCCGCCGGCAACAAACGCTCTGGTGGTGCGCTTCCGCGCTGGGCTGGGTGCCGATTGGAACACCGTGCCGGAACCGCTGCGTGCCGGGATCGTGCGGTTGGTGAGCCATCTCTTCAGCCACCGCGATGCCGCCGATGCCGGCCCGCCGCCAGCGGCCGTTGCAGCGCTGTGGCGGCCGTGGCGGCGGATGCAATTGGGGTGAGGGCGATGGCAGACGAAAAAGCGGGCGCGCTGGACGAGCGCGTGACGATCGAACGCTGGCAGCCGGCGCGCGATGCAGCAGCCGACGATGTGGGCAGCTGGATCAGCGTGGAGACGGTGTTTGCGCAGGTGAACCGCGATGGCGCTCCAGGCCGGCAAGTGCAGGGCGAAGCGGCGCGATCGGGCCGGCGCTGGCAGGTGGTGCTGCGTGATCGCGAGGATCTGGGCCTGGACGTGCGGTTGCGCTGGCGGGACCAGATATTGGCGCTGCGCAGCGTTGAACGTGATGCGCGGCGGCGGGATTTCGCCACGCTGTGGTGCGACGGGCGACCGGCATGAGCGGCGCGTTGCTGGCGCGATTGCAGGCGCGCGGACGGCAGCTGGCGCTGGCGGCAACGGTGCGGCTGCGGCGCCGGGTGGCGCAGCGTTGGCAGGGCCTTGGCGTGCTGCATGAAGGCGGCGAGGCGTTGCGCCTTTCGGGCCCGGGCGTGGTGCAGCGCTGGCGCGGCAGCCGCACCGCCCTGCCTGATCCGCAACTGTTGTGGCCGGGAGACGAATGATGGCGGCAGGATTGGCCATGCAGAAGGCGGTGGTGGCGGCGTTGGTCGACATGCCAGGCCTGACCGGCGTGTTTGACGGCCCGCCCGCCGATGCGGCGGCACCCTATGCCGTGATCGGGCCTGGCCTGGTGACCGACGCCGGCACCAAGACCGAGGTGGCGCATGATCACCGGGTATTGGTGACGATCTGGGATGATCGGCCGGGCGGCGCGCGATTGCAGGCGTTGCTTGGCGCGGCCGAGGTGCGGCTGCGGGCGCTGGCCGGCAGTTGGGATGGGCACCGCATCGTCAATGCCCGGCTGGTGCGGGCTGGGGTGAATGCGCCGGCGGATGGCTGGCGGCCCGGCGTGATCGAGATGCGGCTGCGCAGCGAGCAGATCTGAACGAAAGGAACCCAAGAGATGGCAATGGAAAAAGGGGCCGCCTTCCTGTTGAAGGTGGGCAATGGCGCGGTGCCGCCGGTGTTTGCCACCGTGGCCGGCCTGCGCACGACGCAGCTGACGGTGAACACCGAAACCGTGGTGGTGACCAACCAGGGCAGCGGCGGTTGGCGCGAGCTGCTGTCGGGGGCAGGGGTGCGCTCGGTTTCGCTTTCGGGCTCCGGCGTGTTCACCGGTTCGGCGGCGGAAACGCGAGTGAAAGCCACCGCGCTGGCCGGCACCATCGATGATTATCAGGTGCAGTTCGAAAGTGGCGAGACCATTACGGGCCGTTTCCAGATCGCCCGGCTGGATTATGCCGGCGATTTCAATGGGGAACGCACCTACAGCCTGCAGCTGGAAAGCAGCGGCCCTGTGGTGGCAGCGTGATCGCCAATCCGCTGCGCGGCGAGGCGGAATTGGTGCTGGGCGGCCAGACAATGTTGCTGCGCCCGACCTTCACGGCGCTGGTGGCGGCCGAAGCCGAACTGGGCCCGTTGTTCGCGCTGTGCGAACGCGCGGCGGCGGGCCAGCTCACCTTGGCCGAGATGGTAGCGTTGCTGTGGCACTGCCTGGCCGATCCAACCCCGCGCGACGCCTTTGCCGATGCTTTGGTGGCCGGTGGCCTCGCAAATGCCACGCCGGCGCTGCGGGTGCTGCTGGGCCAGATATTGGCTGGGCGCTGATGTTTGCCGAGGCCGCACGGCGGGCCGCGCATGTGGCGGCCGCCGCGCTAGGCTGGCGGCCGGATGAGTTCTGGGCCGCAACGCCCGCCGAACTGGTAACCGCGCTGGGGCTGGATACCGCGCCGGCCGATGCGCCGGTGGATGGCGGCGCGCTGGCCGCTTTGATGGAGCGATATCCCGATGGATGCTGAACCGATCGAGGAACTGGTGGTGAAGGTGCGCGCCGATACCGGCGGCTTCATGGCCGGCGTGAACGATATCCAGCGCACGTTGGATGGCCCGTTTGCGGCCGGGCTTGACCGCGCCGGATCAGGCCTGTCGCGGGCGCTGGGCCGGGCCTTGTCTGATGGCAAGCTGGGTTTTGATGATCTGAAACGCATTGCGCTGTCGGCGCTCAGTGATATCACCCAGGGTGCGCTGCGGCTTGATCTGGGTGGGCTGTTCGGGGGCGGTGGGGGCGGCCTGTTGGGCGGGCTGGTCGGCAGCCTGCTCGGTTTGCCGGGCCGGGCCACGGGCGGATCGGTCAGCGCAGGCCGGGCCTATATGGTGGGCGAACGCGGGCCGGAACTGTTCGTGCCCACCGCCGCCGGGCGGGTGGAAGCCAATCCGGGCCAAGCCAACGCCCGCATGGTCAATGTCACGGTCAACGTGGCGGCCCCACGCGATGCGACGCCGGCGGCCATGCAGCAGACCGGCAACCAGGTGGCGCGGGCCGTGGCGCGTGCGCTCGATCGGGCGCGGCCATGATGCGCTGGTGGTTGGCCGGGCCGCAGGATCAGGGCCGCATTCGCTGGGTGCGCCGGTTCGATCCGCGCTGGTGGCTGGTGGATTTTCCGCGCCCGATGATGGCCAGCGCTGTGACCGACGGGCCAGATACCGTGGTGGTGCGCCTGGAATTTCAGCGCCGCGCCGATCTGGCCGGCCTGATCTGGGAATCGGCGGATCGCTGGAGCCATCCGCTGTGTGCGCTGGAAACCCGCCGCGACTATCGCGGGCTGTTGTGGCAGTTTCGCTGGCAATCGTCGGGCGCGGTGCTGCCGCTGGATGCGGTGAACGGCCCGGTGCTCACTATCGAAGGGCGTGATGCCAACGGGCAGCCGCGCACCTGGTATGTGCGGTTGTGGAACTATGCGGCCGGCAGCCCCACTGATGCCGAGATCAGCCTTGATTTCGATGCGCTCAGCGGCGGCTTCCTGTTGCCATCCGAAGCCGATCCGGTGTGGGCCGGCGATATCGACCGGCTGTTCATCAGCCTGGTGCCGCCCGGTTATGACGGCGTTGATACGCCGTTGCCGACCGTGGCGAGCGGCGAGGTGCGGCTGACCAACCGACAAGTCGATGGCGCTGGCGCCGTGCTGAAGGCCGGCGATCCCGTGCTGCCGCCGCAACCGCTGCGCCTTTGCACGGCCTATGACGATCTCTACAACCAGACGCCGGAGCGAATTTTGGAACAGGCGTTGCTGCTCGGCTGGCGCGGCGCCATCACCCATTATCTGGGGATGAGCCATTTCATGGCGTTCCTGCCGGATGGGCAGGGCGGCTATGTGGTTGATCCAGCCCGGCCTTTCTGCGGACCGAGCACGGCCTGGCATCAGGATTTTCTGGCCCGTGCCGGGGCTTTGGGCTTTGCCCCCATCCTGTCCCTGTCGATGGAGTTGCTGGCGCAGCACTGCCCGCCGGCCTGGGCCCAGCGCGATTCAGATGGAGAGCAGGGCCTCACCGGTTGGTCGCCGCCCTCGGCGCTGCTGTCGCCCTGCCAGCCCGCCGCGCAGGCCTGGCTGCAGGCGGTGACGGCAGCAGCGATGGGCCTGGCGTTGGCAGCGGGCGTGGCCCCGGCCTTTCAGGTGGGGGAGCCCTGGTGGTGGGTGGGCCCGAACAACCGGCCCTGCCTGTATGATGCCGCCACCACCGCGCGCTGGCAGGCCGAACGCGGCAGCTCGCCGCCGCTGATCGCTGACATCAGGGGCAACAAATCAGTGGCAGAGCAGGCCTATCTGGATTGGTGCGGAGAACGGCTGGCTGAAGCCACGGCCGGAATGGTGGGGGCTGCCCGTGCCGCCGCCCCCGCCGTTGTTACCCACCTGCTGTTCTACACGCCGCAGGTGCTGCTCGGCGATCGGCCCGATCTGGCCCGCGCCAACATGCCGGCCGGCTGGGCCTATCCCGCCTTCGATGTGCTGCAGTTGGAGGACTATACCTTCGTCACCAGCGCCAACCAGGCCGGTCAGGCAGGCGGCCGGGCGCTGGTGGAGGCGCAACTGGGTTATCCCCGCGCCCGCCAGCATTATCTGGCGGGCTTCGTGCTCAGCCAGAATGATGCCGAGGTGCAGTGGCCGCTGGTCGCTGATGCGGCCGCTGCTGCTCTGGCGCTGGGGGTGACGGAAACCTTCGTCTGGGCGTGGCCGCAGGTGGCGCGCGACGGTTTCACGCCTTTCCAGATTGATGATGCGGAGGACGACATGGCCAGTTTTCACGATGTGCGCTTTCCGCTCGAACTCGGCTTTGGCGCAGCCGGCGGCCCGGCCTTTTCCACCCAGGTGGTGGTGACGGGTTCCGGCGCGGAGCAGCGCAATGCCGAATGGGCTGATGCACGGCTGGAATATGATGCCGGGCTCGGCATCCGTTCCGAGGACGATCTCAAGCGGCTGATTGGTTTCTTTCGCGCCCGCCGCGGGCAGGCGCACGGCTTTCGGTTCCTCGATCCGCTCGACAACAGCTCGGCCGGCGATGGCGGGGAACCGACGGCCCTCGATCAGCGGCTTGGGCTGGGCGACGGCGGCACCACCCGTTTTTCGTTGGTGAAAAATTATGGCGATGCCGCCTTGCCTGACGAAGCGCCGCAAACCCGCCGCATCACCCGGCCCTGGCCCGAAACCGTGGTGGTGGCGGTGGCCGGCGTCGTGATGCCGAACGGCTGGACGCTGGCGCCGGGCGGTTATGTCGATTTCGCAGCAGCACCGGCAGCCGGGGCGGCGGTCACCGCCGGGTTCCGCTTCGATGTGCCAGTGCGCTTCGCCACCGATCGGATCGAGGTTTCGATCGCCGGCTGGCGAGCAGGCGAGCTGCCCTCCGTGCCGCTGATCGAGATCAGGGAGGATTGAGGCAATGCTGGACGCGGAATTGACGCACCTTGCGCTGTGCTGGCGCCTCGTGCGGCGCGACGGCGTGGCGCTGGGCTTCACCAGCCATGATCGGCCGTTGCTGGTCAATGGCCTGCGCCACGAAAGCCGGCCCGGCATGTCGCCTTCGGCCGTGGTGTTGAGCGACGGCGTTTCGGCCGACGACATGGAAGTGGCCGGTGCCTTGTCGGCCGGGGCGCTTACCGGGACTGATCTGCTGGCCGGGCGTTGGGATGGCGCGCGGCTGGATCTGTTCCTGGTCGATTGGCGCGATCCCGATGCCGGGCTGCAGTGGCTGGCTGAAGGCAAGTTGGGCGATGTAGCGGTCGGCACAGGCGCCGATGCCGGCTTCACGGCGGAACTGATCGGGCCGGGCGCGGCGCTGGCCGCAAGTGTGGTGGAAAGCTGCTCGCCCGAATGCCGCGCCGAGTTGGGCGATGCCCGCTGCAAGGTTAATCTGCGCCCGCGCGAACGGCTGGCAACGGTGACCGCCATTACCCAGGATAAGGTGCAGATTGCCGGCATCCTGGCGGTCGATCATGTGCAGGGCGAACTGGCCGTGATCGACGGGCCCAATGCCGGGCTGGTGCGCCGCCTGCTCGCCACAGACGCCGGCTGGCTGGTGATGGATGAGCCCTTGGCATTGGCCGCCGGAACCCGGGTGCGGTTGCGCGAAGGCTGCGACAAGCGCTTTGCCACCTGTCGCGACCGCTTTGCCAACGCCCGCAATTTCCGCGGCGAACCGCATGTGCCGGGCGCCGATCTGTTGACGCGCTATGCGGTCTGATCGCCCCATCTCGCGGCGGCGCCAGGCCGCCATCGCCGCTGCGCGTGCCGGGCTGGGCACGCGCTTTCGGGTGCAGGGCAGGCTGGTTGGCGTGGGGCTGGATTGCGTTGGCGTGGCCTTGCTGGCGGCGGCCGGCGCCGGCCTGCCGCTGGGGCCCGTGCCGCCCTATGCCCTGGGCGGCGATCATGCGGATTTGCTTGCGACGACGCTGCGCGCGCTGGGTTTGCGTCGGGTGCGGCAGCCGCAGCCGGCCGATCTGGTGGAATATGCGCTGGCCCAGGGTCATCGCCATCTCGCCCTGCTCACCGATCGCGGCATCCTGCATGCCCACGCCGGGCTGGGCCGCGTGGTGGAAGGGCCGGTGCCGGATGATTGGCCCGTAGTGGCCTGCTGGGCCCTGCCCGGATTGCGATAGGAACTTGGCATGGCAACTCTGGTTCTGGGTGTTGTTGGCCGCGCGGTGCTGGGGCCGATTGGCGGAATTGTCGGCACGCTGCTGGGCAGCGTCGTCGATCGGCGTCTGTTGGGCGGCGGCGGTGGTGGGCGCGGCGGGCAGCGGCTGGCCAATCCCGAAATCCAGGCCGCCAGCTATGGCGAGCCAATTCCGGTGGTGCGCGGCCGCATGCGGGTCAGCGGCAATATCATCTGGGCGACACCGATCCGCGAGACCACGACGCGCAGTGGCGGCGGCAAGCGCGGGCCATCCAGCACCAGTTACAGTTATTCGGCCAGCTTTGCCGTGGTGCTGGCAGCGCGGGCGATCGTGGCCATCGGCCGGGTCTGGGCTGATGGCAAATTGCTGCGCGATGGCAATGGCCAATGGCTGCAGCCGGTGACGATGCGCCTCCACACCGGTTCGGAACGCCAGTCTCCCGATCCGCTGATCGCGGCGGCCGAAGGCGAAGCGCCGGCATTTCGTGGCCTGGCCTATGCGGTGTTCGAAGATCTGTCGTTGACCGAATTCGGCAACCGCCTGCCCAATCTGTCGTTTGAGCTCATTGCCGACGAAACGCCCGTACCGCTGGGTGCCGCGCTGGCCGAACTGGCAGCCAGCGCGAATGTCAGCCTGCCAGTGAGCGGGGATTTTCCCGAGGTCGCCGGGCTTTATCTTGGCGCGGCGGCTCCGCTGGCCGATGCATTGGCGCCCTCGCTCACCGCCAGTGGCGCCGTGCTGGCGGCCGGCCGTGCGCTGGTGGGGCCGGGGAGGCCGGCGCTGGCCATCGCGCCGGGCGGGGCCGCTGATGCCCGCGCCGATGGTCGCCAGCATGCAAGGGAACGCCATCGCCGCAATGCCGCAGCGTCAGCGCCGGATGCCATTGAACTGGGCTATTACGACGTTGATCGCGATTATCAGCCTGGCCTGCAACGCGCGCGCTTGCGGTCAGGGGTGCGGGTTGATGGCGCTGGCCTGCCGCTGGCGCTGTCGGCCACCGCCGCCAAGCAATTATGCCATGATCGCTTGTTGCGGCTGGCGGCAGCGCGCCAACAGCGCACCCTGCGACTGCCGTGGCGCTACCTTGGCATCATGCCCGGCGACGTGCTGCGGCTGGACGATCTGGACTGGCAGGTACGCGAAACCCGGTTCGAACGTTTTGTGCTCACCCTGGAACTGGCGCGGGTCGGCACGGCAGCGGCGCAGGCGCAGCCCAGTGATCCCGGCCGGGCCCTGGTGCACGGCGATCAGGCCGCCGGCCCGACCACATTTCTGGCGCTCGATTTGCCACCCTTGCCCGGCGAATTGCCCGATGGCCCCCGGTTGTGGATTGCCGGCGCCGGCGCATCCGCAGGCTGGCGGCGGGCGGGTGTGACGATTAGCCTGGATGATGGTGCCAGCTATGAACCGGTGGGGTTGCTTCCCGCGCCAGTGACGATGGGGCGCGCCGTTTCGGTCTTGCCCGCAGCGCTTGCCGCCGGATGGGATCTCCTGGGCACAGTGGAGGTGGAGCTGATTGCCGACAGCATGTGGCTGGAAAGTCGGAGCGAATCGGCCGTGCTTGCTGGCGCCAATCTTGCCCTGCTGGGTGATGAGATCATCCAGTTTGAAACGGCACAGGCCTTGGGCAACCGGCGCTTTCGCCTGTCGGGCCTGCTGCGCGGACGGCGTGGCACCGATCTGGCGGTGGGCACGCATGCGGCCGACGAACGCTTCGTGATGCTGGATCAGGGCGCCATGCTGGCCCTTCCGCTGCCACTGGAGCGACAGGGTCAGACCGTGTTGCTGCGTGCCATTGGCGCCGGTGATGCGGCCGCTTTGCCGGTGGCTGCGAATTTGGGCGGCGCCGCCATCAGGCCTTTGCTGCCCGTGCATCTCTCGTGGCGGCGGCAGGTCGGGCAACTGCACTTTGCGTGGATCGCCCAGAGCAGGGCCGGTTTTGGCTGGCCCGATCTGGCCGATGTGCCGATCGGCGAAAGCCGGCTGGCCTTTCGTGCGGTGCTGCGCGATGCAACGGGAATCGTCGCCGAGGCGGAGCTGAACGAACCATCGTGGACCCTGGCCGATCGGGCCGGGCCCTTGTGGCTGGATGTGGCCCAGTTGGGCGCCACACTTGGACCTGTCGCCACTTTGCCCATAGCTTGAACAGGAGGCTGATCAATGCCCGCAACACCGCGCCTTGCCCTGCCGCTGATTGCCGCTGGCCAAGCCCAGAAAGACGTCACCCACAATGAAGCGGTGCTGGCGCTGGACCGGCTCGTGGCCTTGGTGGTCGCATCCCGCAGCTTGACGGTGCCGCCGGCCACGCCGCCATCTGGCGCCTGCTATATCGTGCCCAGTGCGGGAGGCGCTGCCTGGGGCCATCCGGCCGGAACGCTGATGTACTGGCAAGATTCGGGCTGGTTGGCTGCAAGCCCCCGCGATGGCCAGATCGTGCTGCTCGATGATGAGGAGGTGATGCTTGTCCGCCACGGCGACTGGCAGGCCAGATGGCCCACTGCGGGTCTCACCATCAATGGCCGCACCCTTTTGGCGGCCACGCCAGCCATGATAGTTCCGCCCAGCGGTGGCGGCACGGTGGACAGCGAAGCCCGCGCAACACTGACTTCACTGCTGACGGCGTTGCAGCAGCAGGGCATAATTTCCTGAAAACTGTGTGCTCTGTCGCCATTTTCCCCTTTGAACTGTTGCGCTGGGGCAACAATCTCTGCCAATCCAGACTTGCATCCCCGCAAGCGCCTGCGTTACAGACAGTCCAGAGGCCAGAATAGGACTGGCGCTACACAAAGGGGAAGACGATGCGCAAGCTTGCGATCGGCCTCGCCCTCGCGGCAACCGCTCTTTCGGGCGCGGCTACTGCGAAGGACAAGGCTTGGTATATTGGTCTGGAAGCGGGTGTGAACCTGCTGCAAAAGCAGCGGCTTGATATCTCCACCGCCAACGGCGCGAACACCACGCGCAACTCGATCACGCATACCTATTTCCCCGGCTTCGATGTCGGCGGGAACATCGGTTATGATTTCGGCGGTTTCCGTACCGAATTCGCACTGAATTATCTGCGTTCGAAGAATCGTGAATCGAACCTGCTGAATCCGCCGCCGGCGATTCCGTACACGACGACGGCTGGCGTCAACACGGTCGGTATCCCGCCGACGCGTCAGTATCCCGACGCCGGTGGCACCGCCAGCGCGCTGGCCTTCATGCTGAACGGCCTCGTCGATTTCGGCGGCAAGGACAAGGATTTTGGCGGCTACATCGGCGCCGGTGCCGGTATTGCCCGCGTCAAGCAGTTTGCGCGTCTGCGCAACCCGGGCCTGGTGTTCCAGGACGATGCAGACACCTCGTTTGCCTGGAACATCCTGGCTGGCGTCTACAAGCCGATCAGCGACCATGTCGACCTCGGCCTGAAGTATCGTTGGATGAACGTCAACAAGGTGGACACCTTCACCGTCAACGGTCTGCCGGTGTCCAACAGCTTCCGCAGCCACAGCGTGCTGCTGACGCTGACCTACAACTTCTTCGAGGCTGAAGCGCCGCCGCCGCCGCCGCCG